TGGACGGTGCCGAGGGCGCGCTGTACCGCAAGGTCCGTGGAGAACTCGACAAGGTGCTGTCCGATCGCACCGAGGCTGACGCGGTGGACGCTCTGATCCAGGCCAACGCCCGCGCATGGTCCCGCGCAACCGGCAAGCCGATCGGGGCCTACTACCGCGACGTGCTGGTGGGGTTTACGGACACCAAGGCGGCACCCGGCTCAAAGCGGACCCTCGCCCAAGAGGACGCACCCGACGCGCCCGAAGCCCCGACCGACTCCCGCGTACTCGTTCTCCAGAAGGGTCTTGGTGCGGGCAAGGCGTGGAAGGCGTTTGGGATCGTCCCCCGCCTGACCCGTGCGGGCATCCTCAAGGGCAACGACAGCACCATCGGCAACCAGATCGTCTCGTGGCTCATGGACGACCCGACGCTCGACCAGAGCAACACGCGCAACGTCTCGACCGTGGAGAGCAACGCGCGGATGAACCGCGATGCGATCTTCGGCACCTACGCCCGCGACATCCGCGCCGCGCTCGAAGAACACCTCAAGCCGATGGGGGTCAAGGCGAGGCTGGCGGGCAAGGAAGCCGATGCGTTCCTGCGCCGTGTGGGTGAGATCGTGGGCGACCCCAACGGCAAGGCCGACTCACCCGCGATGGAGAAGGCGGTTGCGGCCACACGCGCCACCCTGCGCGACCTGCTCAAACTCGGCAAGGCGGCGGGCATCAAGGGCTTCGACAAGATCGACCCCAACGACTTCTACTTCACGCGCCGCTGGGACCACGTTCGCATCCTGAACCTGATCGGAGAGATCGACAAGGCGGGCGGCAACGGCAAGGCCGAAGTGACCGAACTGCTCGCCAAGGCGTTCCTCGACGAGAACCCCCAGGCCAACGACATCGACGAGGCTCGCGTTCTGGCCGAGGCGTTCCTGCTCCGGCTCCAGCAGGTAAGCCGTGCTGGCCCGCTCGACAAGGCGATGCTGACGATCAACCTCGACAACGCGGGCATCATGCGTGAGGTTCTGACTGAGGCGGGCACGGACCCGGCCACGATCGAGAACGTCATGCGGCGGTTTGCTATCCCGACCGAGGGGACGAACACGCTCCCGCAGGCGAAGTTCCGCACCAGGCTCAACGACCGCGCGATCCACACCACGGCGGGTGGTCGGGCGATAACCATGAGTGACCTGCTCGACACGAACGCGCTGAACGTCGTGGAGGGCTACACGCACGGCGTGACCGCAGAGGCCGCGCTGACGCAGCTCCGCAAGGCCGTGGCCGACCTGACCGCTGGACCGGACGGACCCGTGGCGATCGACAGCGACGCGCAGTTGCTTGTGCGGTACAAGAAGGCTCTGGAGAAGGACGGGAACCTCAGCCCCAAGGCCGTCGCCCGCAACGTGTGGCTCATGGAAACCGCGATCAAGCGGATCAAGGGCTTGCCGATCGACGAGGGCGGCACGATGTCGGACATGCTGTGGCGGTTCCGCGCCTTCAACAGCATCACCGGCTCGGCTGGGTTCGGTGTATCGGCGGCTTTCGAGATGGCCGGTTCGGTCGCTCGCGTTGGCCTCAAGCCGATGGCGCAGCACTTCCCCGAAGCGTTCCAGTTCGCAAAGAACCTCCGCACGGGCCAGCCCGACGACGCGCTCACCCGCACTATCCTGTCCAGCCTTGGGCTTGGTCAGGACTTGGCGACGAATAAACTGCTGCTGGACATGGGCCTGGCCGACGACGCGATGGCCCCGCGCTCGGAGCGGGTTGTGGGTGGCATTGACAAGGGGCTTTCGGGTGGCCGCAGGCTCGTGTCCGAGTGGAGCGGGATGCCGCAGATCACCGCGATCAGTCGTCTGTGGGCCGCTCGCGGAATGCTCCAGCGCATCAGCGATCAGGTCCGCACGGGCAAGATGCCGTCAGCAAAGCGGCTCGCGTCGCTGGGCCTCGACGAAGCATCATGGAAGGCGATCGCGGAGCAGATCAAGGCCAACGCGAAACACACCGACACCAAACTCACCGACCTCAACCTCGATGCGTGGAAGGACGTGAGCGCGAAGCAGAAGTTGCTCGCGGCTGTGCGTGACTCGGTACTGACGACCATCCAAGAGTCCAGCGTGGGCAACTCCCACCCTTGGCTTGAGACGGAACTTGGACGCTCGATCTTCCAGTTCCGTCAGTTCGCGTTCGCGGCCCTTGAACGCCAGCTCTACAGTAACGTCCGCGTGATGGACGGCGAGAGCGCGGCTGTGTTCGCGTCCGGCCCCGTGCTGGGCCTGATGCAGTACCTCGCCATGACGTACATCAACGGCGTGGGCCGCGACGACCGCGAGGAGTATTGGGAGAAGATGACGACCCCGACCCGGCTCGGCATCGCTGCGTTCAGCCGAGCGTCGTTCTCGTCGATCGCTCCGACCGCCTACGACACGGCGGCAGTCTCGCTCGGATACCCGACACTCGGCGGCTTCCGTGCGTCCGGTCTGGAGAGCGACCCGATCCTGGGCAACCCCACACTGACCCTGCTCACGGCTGGGCGGCGTGGCTTGTTCTCGCCCGTTCGCGCGATGGCCGACAGCGGCTACGACTTCTCCCGCGACGATGCCCGTGCGATGCGGCTGCTCGTGCCGATGAACCGCTTTCCCGGCATGACCGCGATCTACAACGGCCTGACGAGCGACCTGCCCGCCAAGAGCCAGCCGGAGTTCGGACAGTGACACTCCCTCGCTCCCTCACGCCCGACCAACTCAGGCGTGACTTGAAGGCGATACGTGACCGGCTCACTGAGATCGAGCGCGGGTCCGGCACGACTGTTGCCGCTACCGGCCTCACCGCCCCGGTTGCGCTGTCGGACCTTGACGCAACGGGCGCGGCTAACGGCGACGTAGTGACCTTGACGGCGGGCGCATGGACGTACGCGACACCAAGCGCGGGCGGAGTTATCAGCGGCTTCGTCAACGTCACGATGGACGGCGACAGCGGCACGGCGACGTTCACGCACGCGAGCATCACCACCTCCACCGTCATCACCGTTGCCATCGCGTCAATCGTCAAGAGTGACCACGACGGCGAGGACCACATGGCCGAGGAGTTGCAGGTCTACGCCACCAACCAGATCGTCGGACAAGTCGATATCACCATCCTGTCACCCAACGGCGGCTCGTTCGGTGTCTACCAAGTCAACGTCATCGGAGTCTAAACATGGCAGTCAAACTCGCTGGCGGCTCCAGCACATCCGGTCAGGCAAACGTCACCAGCACGTTCGATCTCCAGGTTCGCACGCCGACCACCGAGTCCGCTGCTGGCTTCGTGCAGTTGAGCGGCGAGGTCGATGCAGGCACGCTCATCACCGGCGGCGCACGTACCCTCCGCGCCCTTGACGTATCACCCGACTACCGGCTCCGCGTCGGCATCGACCAGCCGCTCTTTGACATGAGCTTTGAGGGCACGGTGGTTGCACAGGACCGCTTCTCGCAGGTCTTGACCGTGTTCACCAACGCTCAAGCGGCGGGCTTCCTCACGCTCAACAGCGGCGCATCGACGGCGGCGGGCCACTCGGTCCTCCGCACGTACCGCACGTTCCCGTTGTTCGGCACATACCCGACATACCTCGACGTTTGGGCGATCCTCTACAACGAGACGGGCACCAACGCCGTGCAGGAGTTCGGGTTTGGGTACGCCCTGACTACGGGCGCGCCGACCGACGGTGTGTTCTGGCGCGTGAACGCAGCGGGTCAGTTCTTCGGGGTTATCAACTACGCCGGGGCAGAGACGCAGACGGACGCGATCACGCTGCCGACTACAGAGGAGTGTCACCACTACCTCATCGTCGCCCACAACGACCGGGTGGAATGGTGGATCGACGATGTGATGGTGGCCGCTCTCAATCTCCCCGTCCTCCAGCCCGGACCAGCCAACTCCAGCGAGCAGCCGTTCGTCGCCCGCGTCTACAACACCGGCACGTCATCGCTGGCACGCCGAATCGCCATCGGCAAGGTCAGTGTCTCGATGGGCGACGCGAACACTGGAAAGCTGTGGTCGCACGCCCTCTGTGGTATGGGCGCAGGCTCGTACCAGATTCAGCCCGGCACCGCCAGCGGCCCGACCGTCACCCGTGGAACGGGTGCGCTGGGTTGGCCCACCTCCGCCACCGCACGCATCGCTGGCACATGGACGGCCACCTCAGCACCCGCCCTCAACTCACTCGGCGGCGTGTTCACTACCCCGGCCATGAGTACCCTGGTCAGCGACTCGGATTACCCCGTGTTCGCCTACCTCAACCCAGCGGGAACAAACGTACTGCCCGGCAAGACGCTCTACGTCACCGGCATCCGCGTGGGCGAGGGGTACGCGGCGGCAGCGGCATCGACCAACGCAATGCTCCTGACGTACATCGTGGGCGTTGGATCGACCACATCGGCCACCACCGCCACCGAAGGCGCGATCGTCGTGGCTGCACGCGGAATCGTGGTCGGCGCACACGGCTGGACGGCGACAGCCGCGCTCGGATCGGTCCAGCCGGGGTTCTACTTCCAGTTCGAGTCGCCCCTTGTGGTCCCGCCCGGCACGTACTTCCACTTCATCTGCCGACCGTTCGGCACCGTGACAAGCAACACGCTTGTCGTCAGCAGCAGCCTTGCGGTCAACGGGTACTTCGGTTGAGCGATCGTTCCGTCTAACGCCTGAACCTTCCATCTTGGAGAAAGCATGGCCGTCAACGAAAGCGAACCAACGCCCGTGGAGTTGCTGACCACCGACGAACTTGTGGATGAACTGAAACGGCGGCACACGAGCCTGCTCGTGACCGCGATCTCACCCGCGCCGAACGGTGACGACGGCGACAACATCGTGACGTACTACAAGGGCGGGTTCTCGTCGCTTGTGGGCATGGCACGCCTGAGCCAGAAGCGGCTGGAACTCCAGTTCCTCTCGCAGCCGACTGAGGAGGACGACGAATGAGAACCCGCACTCAGCGGGTGATGTTCGTCGCAGACTCGCACGGGCGACACGTCGATCCGACAACCGAGTGTGTCGCCCGCAAGTTCATGGACGAGTTTCGTCCAGACCTGCGATACCACCTTGGCGATGCGTACGACCTTGCCACCCTGCGAAAGAACGCCAGCGTTGACGAGCAGCGGGCCGACCCCGCGCCCGACATCGAGGCCGGTCACGCTCTGCTGGACTGGTACAAGCCGACGCACTTCGTAGAGGGGAACCATGACTGGCGCGTGCGCCGAGAGTTCGAGCAGACCACCGACGCGACTCGCCGGGACTGGTGCCGCCGCGTGCTGGTGGAGATTCAGTCGCGGCTCAAGGGCGTTGACTTCATCGGCTACGACAAGGACGAGTGTTTCACGCTGGGCCGCTACCGCATCGTCCACGGGATAACGCACGGCAAGTCCGCGCTGACAAAGGCCGCGCAGTTGTACGGCCCGGTCATCATGGGGCACATCCACGTATCGCAGACGGTTGTGCTTGGCAACATGGACCGCGACCGCGCCCACTCAGTCGGCTGCCTCGCCAACCCCAACCTCGACTACAACCGCGCCGATCCGGGGAGTTACCGGCACAACACCGGCTTCGCCTACGGCCTGCTGATGCCCGACGACACGCTTGTGTTCCAGCACGCCCAACAGACGGACGGGCGGTGGTTCATCCCGACCGACTTCAAGGAGTTCAAGTAGCCGGGGGTGGCTCATGGTCCGCGCGCTGTTTGGCGATTACTGGGCGGACGAGATCGAAGATGAACGTGGGGGGGAAGGACACATCAATGCACGAAGAAATGACCGACGCGCAGGTTCTCGCGCTCTGTAAGAGCCGACTCCCGCGCGCGAAGGAAACCGCCGCGCTCACGGCGATGATGCTCGCGTGGCAGTACACCACCAAGGGCGTACCAGAACACGACGACGACGGGAACGTGACCATGCGGCCACCTACCCCGAACGAACTCAGTAAACTGGCCCAGGCCGTCAAGTGGTGCGAGCTGCCCGACGTGCCCGACAAGTCAGTGAGCGACGAGACGATCATCGACGCGATCGAGAAGGCTGGGATGGTCCTGCCCCGCACCGTCACCATCGACACAAGCGAGGACGCACTTTGAGCGTTCTCGACCAACTCCGCAACGACTACGGCTACTTCCTCAAGTCCGTGTGGCCCTACCTCGACAAGAGCGGGTACGCGCCGCTGAGCGACATCGAGATCGACGGGTTCACCTGGGGCGCACAGGACGCGGACGTTCTCGGCGCGCTCTACATGTGGCGGTCGGCGGGCAAGTCCACCGGCGTGACGATCCCGCTCCCGTGCTGGTACTGGCTGCGGAACGCCGACACGAAGGTCAAGATCGTGTCCAAGTCCAAGGACCAGGCGATGAAGTTCGCCAAGGGCGTGCGCGGCCTGCTCGACGACGTGCCGTTCCTGCAACACCTCCGCCCGCCCGACAGTGGGTGGCAGGCCGACTCGGCGACACAGCTCGACGTGCGCGGGGCCGTGACGCGCAACGTGCCCAGCCTCCAGGTCATCGGCGGCGCGGGCCAGAAGGCGGGCGGTCGCGCACACCTCATCATCGCGGACGACTTGGAAACGACCGAATCCGTCCAGACCCGTGAGGCGCGAGAGCGGCTGTTCGAGGTCTACGCCGAACTCCAGCGACTCCTGTACTCGGCGGTGGACAGCCCGATCCCGTCGAAGATGCTGGTGATCGGCACCTACCACAGCGACCAGAGCGTGCTGCTCCGCTTGGCCGAGATCGGCTACAGCCTCCGCGCCTACCCGCTGCTCTACCCCGACGACTACGAACGCCCCCTGATCCGTGGCCTCGCCCCGATCATCGGCAAGCGGCTCGACGCGGGCACCCACAAGCCCGGCCAGATCGTCTGCCCGCTGCGGTACACGCCCGACTACGTGGCGCGCGAGAAGGCCACAGGCCGCACCGGGTTCTGGCAGCAGTACATGGGCATCGCGCGCGGGTCCGAGAGCGATTCCTACCCGCTCCAACTCCGGTACTTCATGGTCCACCCCTGCCAAGGGACGCACGGGCCGCTGTACCTCGACTGGGGCCAGTCCACGGGCGGACGCACGACCTACATCGACTCGATCGAGGTTGACGCCTTGGCCGAGGGCGACGGCTTCCACGGGCCTGCATCCACGTCGATCGACCGCGCCCCGTGGTCGCGCACGCACATGCGGGTAGACCCGGCGTTCAGCGGCAAGGACAAGAACGTACACGGGATCGGCTCGACCCTGGGCGGCAACTACTTCATCCGGCGACTGACCGGGCACCTGATCGGTTCGGGCAAGGACCGGGTGAGCCTCGACGAGTGCGCCAAGCGACAGGCAGCGGACGCAAAGACGTTCGGTGCCCGCACCTGCACCGTGGAGGCCAACGGCGGCGGCGAGGCGTTCGCGGTGATCCTCCAGAACGCGATGAACGCGCTCAAGGACGAGACGTGGGCCTGCGCCGTCACAGCCGTACCGTCCAAGGGCCAGAAGGAAGTCCGAATGCTCGACGCTGCCGAGGGGCCGGTCCAGCTCAAGCGCGTCGTACTCGACGAGTCCGTGGCACGCAACCCCTCGCTCCAGCACCAACTGACCCGCCTCACCCGCGTCCGGGGCTGTCTCGACCACGAGGACGAGGCCGAAGTCCTCTGTGCCCTGATCGGCGACCTCAAGGACAACCTCCGGGTCGATCCAGAACGCCAACGCACCAAGGCCCGCGAACGCAACCGAGAGAACCCCGACGAGAAGAAACCACGCTGGGGTGATCGGTACAGGCAGACGGCTTAATAGACAACATTCGGGAAAGCACCGAATACGTGCCGGTCGGGTAGATTCGGGCTTGACCGCTGGTACGCTGGGATGTTCATGGGTGCGCCCGCTCGCGGCTTTACCGCTGCGGGCGGGTTTAAGGAGCGTGGCGTGATCTACTTCGCCATCGGAGCCGTCGCATTCTGCGCCGCCATCGCATACCCGGTGTGGTGCATCTGCAAGGGCATCGTGCGGGCGATCGTGGGTAGCCCCGACCCGTTCAAGAAGTAACCCCCTGGACCCCCGACGATGAACCCTGTCAAGATCACCACCACGCGCCAAGGACGAACCGCCATGTGGAAGCACAACGGTGGTAACGCCAAGCAGCGACGCACGCTCACCCGCACGATGCAGAACCGCGCGGAGATCACGTTCAACCTCATGCTCGTCAACGACTCGATCCAGACCATCACGCCCGATGATCTGATGCGGTCGGGTAGGTAGTCGCGGGGATTTTGACCCGGAGTTTCGTGGGGGTATGACATTCATCGAGCCGCGCGACTTTCCCCCCTCCCACCCCCTCGCGCGCGTGCCTGCGTGCGTACGCGCGCCCGCGTGAATGTGGCTCGCGGCGGATGGTGTATCCTTCGCAAACCCCTGCGATTCCCGTGCGTTTCCGCATGTCGGGGCATCCATCGGGGCACACTCACGCTCTGAGCCTGGGTGTCACGCACTCACCCCGCGCGCCCATGCGTGTACACACACACCCGCGCGCGTGCAGGATGCTCGCCCGTGCGCGTCCACCCACGTTGTTTTTCTCGCCACCCTACCCGTTCGCACCCGTGTACGTTCGCCCCTGTGTCGAGCGTCTCGCCCGTCCGCGTGTGCCTCACCCTGTCGGTTCGGCCGCCACCCGTACCCGCGCGCCTGCGTGCGTCGTGTGCGCGCGTGCGGATGGATGCGGGGTGTTTTCGGTGTTGTCGTGCCCCGTCAAGGCACCCTACGGGGTAAGGAGTGAAGTTTTTAAGGGTATTGTATCCGGTGAAACGTCATAATCAAGTGTCGGGTGTTGTGGATACCGTGTGGGGTGAGTGTCGGCCCCTACGGAGGGGGAAGTGTGACGAAATGCGCTGAAGTATATCGACGTGCAAGGGATTGTGTCGAATAGTCCCCCGTGTCCGCACCGTCCCGCCTGTCAGCGGGGCGAATCAAAGGAGCCCGAACGTGAACGCTACCGCAAACACGCCCGATCGTTGGACGACCCTTTACTGGCGCGCTTACAAGCTCGACAGCTTCCGGTATTTCCTCCAGTCCGACCCATCCGCGCAGCGCAGCGACAGGGCGGGCGAGCTTCGTCGGCTGTCCCGTATCGGCCGCTGTCGTCGCCTGGCCGAGAGCATCCGCACCCGCATGGAAGTGCTGCGATAACTCCCTCCCCACCGCGCACCCCACCGGGTCCGCGCTGGTTTGTCGTCCGCATCATCCCGCAACCGGCAACTGAAAGGGCCGACCATGAATGCAACCGCTCGCCGCTCAAACGAGATCGTTTCACAGACGTTCGCAGACGTTCGTTTGTGGTATATCCGCACGCCTGATGCATCCATTGAACTCTCAGACGACCTAGCGCGGCAACTTGCTAGGTCTGCGCTATCTGCGATGCGCGGGGATGTTTGGGCGCGGGTCGTGATCGTTACACACGCTGACGAGGGTGGAGTCGGCATTGTGGTAGGCGATGGAAAGCCCTTCCCGATTGTTGAGCGGCTTCGCATCAATGCGGGGATGACAGAGGACCAAGCGTTCTATGTAATCCGCGCCGATCTGCGGTCGCTCCCGATCTATCTCGGATGAACCATCCCCACCCCGCGCGCTCCCCACCGGGTCCGCGCTGGCTTTGCCCGGCTGCTACCGGGCGGTTTGAACCCTTACTAGGAGCGTTACCGTGTCAAAGTCCCCCAAAACGTACAACCGCCCCGCCCGCGTACACGCCCCCACAAAGGGCCGACCGCCCGAAATGCCTACCACCCTGTCCCCAGCCGCACGGGCCATCCTCGAGGCTCTGGCGCGTCTCGGCAAGCCCGCGAACAAAGCGGCCCTGATCGGTGCGGGTGTGGACCGTGCTACGTGGTCCGAAGCCCTGAGCGAAGCGTACCGGGCTAAGGCGGTCAAGCGCGTACCGGGGGCGGACGTACTGCACACCTTGGCCTAGTGAGCCTTTCAGCCGTGTCAGCCTGGAGACGGGCTGGCGCGGTTTTCGGTCGGGACGTTCCCGGCCAGTTGAGAAGCCCCCGCGCCAGTGAAAGTGGCCGGGGGCGTGACCGAGACCTGAAAGGTGTCCCGATGAAGCACAGTACGCCAGCTCAGACCGTGGCCGCAACAGCATCCCTCGCCCTTGGCCGCAGCCCGTACAGCAAGGGGGCAGAGAAGTTGGCCGCAGACCTTGGCGCGAAGCCGACCGCCACCCTCGTAAATACCCGCATGGAAGTACCATCACCCCGCAACGGTCGGCCCGCGTATCGGTGGGTGGATGGGTGCTACGTGGTCCGTCCTGACGGCACCAAGGAGTTTCCGCCCGTTCGCATCCGTGAGGCTTGGTCCCGCTGTGCGAGCGAAGGGTGGGCGTTCAAGGTTGTTTCAGAGAGCGAGTACAAGGAGCAGACCGTGACGACGAAGCACACGCCGGGGCCGTGGAAGATCGAGGTGGACACGGTGGAGGGGAATCGGGTGTACATCCACCCCGAAGCCCGCAACACCGCTTGGCTTGCCGAAGTGAACATGACGCCGCCCAAAGAGGGCACGATCATGGTCGGGTGCGGAACCAAAGACCCAATGGCCAACGCCCGCCTCATCGCGGCGAGTCCTGATCTGCTGGAGGCGTGTAGGGCCGCTCTCCCTGTCCTCATCGACGAGTACGGCGACCCCGCACCTTCGCACGTTCAGCACACGATCGACGCTCTCCGCGCCGCAATCGCCAAGGCCAGCGGCAAGTAACCACCCGCGCCACCGCCGTAAAGGTGCTGGCGCGGATTGAGAGACAGTTCAGACGCTCCTACGTGGCCGCATCCTGGCAGGGATCGGCCACGATTATGAATACGATCCACGTCCGCGATGAACAGTCCGGCCCGTACACGCGCCTGACCTGGATAGACCCGTTCAGCGGCGACCGAAAGCGGGAGAGCATCGGGCGCACGGCTGAACTAGGGAAGCGCGCGATTCGGGACGCTGTGACGCGGAAAGAGCAGGAGTTGAACAACGACCCGGCCCTTGCCGCGATGGGTCGGATGACGCTCGCGCAGTGGCGGGCGCGGTTTGAGTCCGTGGCGGTGATGAAAGAGACTTCGCTGGACCAGATCGGCTGGACGTTCGACAAGCTGGCCGAGTTCTTCGGCGCGGACAAACTCATGCCGAAGATTGGCGCGGGTGACGCGCGGGACTTTGTGATATGGCTGGAGAAGCAGGCGTACCGGGGCAAAACGCTCCGCACCGCGACCGTTCGCAAGCACGTTCGCAACTGCAAGTCGATATGGGCGCGGGCGATGGTCGAGAGGACCAAATCGGGCGTGTCCGAGAACGCCTTTGCGCTGGAGAAGTCGGCGGGGGTACGGGTGCGGAAGGAGTGGGCCGAGCTGGACGACGCGACGATGGGGAAGATTCTTGACGCTTGCCCGTCGATCGGCTGGAAGGCGATGTTTGCGCTGTGCCGATGGGGTGGGTTGCGGCAACAGGAGGCGTACCGGCTGGAGTGGGGCGACGTTCATTGGGACGACCCCGCCCGGCTCCGTGTGGTGCTGCAAGAGACTGAGTGCGGGACGCTCGCGGACCCGGACACCAAGAACCGCGAGCGGATCGTGCCGGTTGAGGCGCGGCTGTACGCGATGCTCCGGTTGGCGTTCGAGCATGGGTGTTCTGAGGGTCCGTGCCGTGACCTACCGGGCGACGGGCGGCGGATCAGCCAGATCGCGGCGCAGATCATCCGCAGGGCCGGGGTGCCGTACCACAAGCCCCTGCACACCCTTCGGAAGAACCTCCAGACCGAATGGACGAACATCGTCGGGCGTGAGAAGGCGAGCGAACACCTGGGTAACTCACCGGAAGTTGCCGACAAGCACTACATCGCGCCGCCTACACTGGACGACCTTCGGAAGCTCTCGGTGCGAACTGCCCCGAATAATGCCCCGAAGTGACGGGCCTGAGCAGCAACGCAGTTGCCCGTTACAACGCGATCAACGCAGCGAAGTCCTGAGAAGGAGCCGCCCGTGTCCCAACACACTGTCTTTCGCAACCCGAAGCACACCGCCCAGTGGCACATCAGCGAGGCCGTGAACGCGATCGGACCAGCCGCGCCGCTCTCGCCCAAGCAGACCGATCTGGTCGCGGCCAACGTCGCCAAGTTCCTGCAAGAGACGCACGACGAGGCCGCGAGCGAGTGCCGCACGATCGGACGCGCCATCGAGATCAACGCGAACCGCAACCCGGCCAAGGTGAACAACCTCACCGTGCGGCGCGAGAAGTACGTGGAGATGCAGGCCCGCGCCGACCACCTGCTCTCGCAGCCGCTCGACGTGATCCTGGGTCTGCTCAAGAACGTGCCAGTCTCACGCACGTCGATCCGCGCACTTTGCGAGAAGGACCACGAGTGAACCCGCTCACCTGCGCGAACAAGAAGGCGTATCTCTGCCCCGAAGCCGCTGCGAAAGCGGCGAAGGGCCGGATGCTTGACGGCGTGGCGTACCTCCGCGTCTACGCCTGCCCCGAATGCGGCGCGTTCCACCTCACCCACAAGAAGCACTACTTCGAGCAGAAAGGCAACAAGTGAACGAGCAACAGAAGCGTTCCAACATCGCGCTCGCAGCCGAAGCCGACCGCATCGCGCGCCAGCCCAACGGCGATCCGGGCGGTGAGGATGCGTTCGATGGAGGGTGTCCGAGCGACACGATCAAGGCTACCGCAACGCAGTACCCCTGCGACGCGCCGGGCCTGTTCTACGCGCTGGCGATCGAACACCACTTCGGCGGCACGCCAATGGGCTGTCCGGGCCTGATCCCTCAGCCAAACCGCGCCGCAGCAGAAGCCATGCAAGCGGAATGGAAGTTGCGCCACAGCGACACCCGCACGTTCGTGATCGAGTACCGCATCCCAGCCAAGCCGGAGATCGCTAAGTGATCTCTTGCCACGTCTGCGATAGCGAGGACTTGGAGTTCATCGAGTCGCACGCAGACTCAGCGGTTGTGGGCGGGTTCGTCCGCGTCTACCGCTGCGCCGACTGCAACGCACGAGTGGAGGTTGTGCCTCCAGAGATTTATGACGAGAAGCGGGACCGTGAGATTGAAACCGAAGCCGAGTCGCGTTGACCCGGCACCTATGGAAAAGGAGCATCGGATGGACAGTATCAAGAACGCTGTATCGCTGCTGATTAACGAACGCACAACACTCAACAACCGGGTCCGCTGCATCGACGCGGCGATCTCCGCCCTTCGCATCGGCGGCGTGGCTGAACCCCTGCCCGCCGCAAAGGTGCAGCCGAAGTCGCCCAAGATCAAGACGGCGGGCCTCACCGACTTCCTCCGCGAGACGGTCGAGGCGATGCCCGAAGGGACCGAGTTTACGAGCAAGCAGCTCGCTGAACGCCTGCCCCCGCACCTCGCACAAGCCGGTGGCTTCATCGCGGGGGTCATCCGCACGCTGCAACTGCCCGTCGAGAAAACGTCCCGCGTGACCGGGCCGGGCGGGTACACGTCGTTCCGCAAGCGCGTCACCACGGGCAACCTCACGCCAGCACCCCAGTTCGCCGTCGCCTGAATCCTCTCGCTCCGGTCCGCGCGAAAGTGCGGGCTGGGGTTTAATGAACGCACCCCCTCCATGCTTTGAACCAAAGATTGGAACCTACCGCAACGTGGCGGAAGCGGAGTATCGCAAGTGGCCGCTGCCCAGCCAGTCGCAGTTCAAGGCGGGCCGTGCCAGCATGGCGCACATGAAGGCCGCGATGGAGGCGGGCGACTCGGCACCGACCGACGCGAAGCGGCTCGGCTCGGCCCTGCACGTCGCGTTCCTTGAGCCGGAACTGATGCTGGAGAAGGTTGTCAAGTGGGAGGGTGCGGCAAGGCGAGGTGCGGAGTGGACCGCGTTCGCTGCCGAACACGCACACCAGACGATCCTCACCGCCCCGCAGCACGCGCAGATGGTCGGTATGGTCCGCTCGCTCCGCGCCCACCCGTTCGTCAAGGCGTGGCAGAGCAAGTCCCAGGATGTTGAAGTGTCCGCGATCGGTGAGTATTGCGGCGTGCTGTGTAAGGGCCGCTGTGACGCGCTCACGCCCGACCCGCTCGTGGACGTGAAGAAGGTCCGCTCTGGCGATCTCCGCACGTTCACCAGCGACATCCTGAAATATGGGTATCACATGCAGGCCGCGCTCTATCGCCGCCTGTTCGACCGGGAGCGGTTCGTGCTGGTCGCCGTCGAGGACCGCGCCCCTTACGACGTGGTGCCGTACGAACTCAGCCCGTCGATGCTCAAACTGGGCGACGAGCAGTTGCAGGCGTTGGTGTTCGGTTACCGCGAGTGCCTGCGCACGGGCGAGTGGCCGGGCCGGTCAAGCGAGATCGTCATGGTCGAGCCGCCTGAGTGGGCGATGCCCGACGTTTCCATCATCTACGACGAGGAGGCTGAGTAATGGCGAAGGTACTGAAGAAGGCGATGCTGGACGGTGCGCTGATGCACCCCGGCAACTTTGTGTCGGCGGTCGAACTCAAGGGCCGCGACGTGGTGGTGACGATCGACAAGGTGGAGCGGAGCGAACTGCCCCGCGAAGGGTCCAGCAAGAAGGACGTGCTGCCCGTGCTGTCGTTCGTCGAGACACCGAAGAAGATGGTGCTGAACAAGACCAACGCATCCAGCATCGTCACCATCTACGGCCCGCAGGCGAAGGAGTGGGTGGGCAAGCGCATCACGCTGTACCCGACGACCACCCGCTTCGGTGCGGACACCGTGGACTGCATCCGGGTCCGCGAGGTTGCGCCACCAGCCAAGCCCGCCGCCAAGCCGTCCGAGACTGAAACCACACAGGAGAACCAGCAATGAACATCGTCATCCTCATGGGCAACATCACACGCGACCCCGAAATGAAGCACACCGGCTCGAACAACGCCGTCGCCAACTTCTCCGTGGCCGTCAACGAGAAGTGGACCGACAAGAGCGGCGAGAAGAAGGAGCGTGTGGCGTTCATCGACTGCGAGGCGTGGGGCAAGACCGCCGAGAACGTCGCCAAGTTCTTCACCAAGGGCAAGCCGATCATCGTCGAGGGGCGGCTCAAGCAGGAAACATGGGACGACAAGGCGACCGGCGCGAAGCGGTCCAAGCTGGTCGTGACCGTTGACACGTTTCACTTCGTCGGGTCCGGCAAGGGCGAGGGCGGTGCCGCTCCCGCGCGGGCCGCGACCGGGGGCGGACTGCCGCCGATCGACGACGAATCCGTGCCATTCTGACCCCCTTCACCCACCCGTCGAGCTGAAAGGCTCCGGGTGGGATTCATGGCCCTACCTCCCCGCAACAAGTACCGCACCGCGCCGAAGGCCGACCGCACCGACCCGGTGACGGGCAAGGTATACCCGTCGAAGGCCGAGATGTTCTTCGCGCAGATGCTCGCGCGGATGGTCCTCAACGGCGAGGTCCGCAACGTGGTCGAGCAGCCTGTGGTCATGCTGGACTGCATCAAGTACGTGCCCGACTTCCTCGTGACGTACAAGAGCGGCGAGGTCATGTACATCGACGTGAAGGGGATGCGTACCCCTGTGTTCAACCTCAAACTGCGCCTGTGGAAGAAGCACGGTCCCGGCATCCTCCGGCTCGTGAAGCAGTCGGGCAAGCCGCAGAAACTCACGGGCCTGCCCAAGTTCAAGCACATTGGGGACTACGGGCCGGGGGTGGGCAAGTGAGCCACGCCTACGAAGAAAACAACGGCGGCAACACGCGGGTCCGGGCTGTGAAGGCCACGGCCCACCTGACCCCGCGCGAGGCGGCTCGCGCACGGATGCCCCTGCGCACCCTTGCCGAGTGTGGTGAGATCATGGGCATGTCGTTTCAGAGCGTGTCACGCCTGGAGCAGCGTGCCCTTGGCAAACTCCGCCGCGCCCTGATCGAGCATGGGGTCGTGGACGAGCAGGGTCGGCTTGTGCGGGAGGTGGAGGGATGAGTAAACTGGCGTGGTTCCAGTTCTATCCCGGTGATTGGATGAAGGACGCGAATCTCCGTCGTTGCAGCCATGCTGCGCGCGGTGTGTGGATCGACATGGTTTGCCTGATGTTCGAGTGCGAGGACCGTGGTGTCTTGCAGACTGCTGGACGTGCATGGAGCGATGACGAAATCGCTCAGGCTGTCGGCGGGAGGCCAGATGTGACGGTCGCGTGCGTCGTCGAGCTTCTCGCTAAAGGGGTTGCCCACCGTAACGGTAACGGTGCGGTCTACTCCAAGCGAATGGTTCGGGATCAAGAAACACGGGCAGCGAAGAAGGCTAACGGAACCCGAGGAGGCGAGGCGAAGTCTAGCAAACGTCTAGCAAACCTCAAGCAAGACCCCAAGCACCCCTCTGTCTCTGACTCTGACTCTGGTTTATCTCTGTTCCTGATTCAGAGCGATCCGTCGTTTTCCGCTGCGTGGACGAACTGGCTGGAGTACCGCCGCAGCAAGGGCAAGCCGGTGTCGGACCACGCCGCGAAGCAGCAACTCGCCAAGTGCCAAGCCTGGGGCGTTGCCGCTTCGGTTGCCGCAATCGAAAAGAGCATCTGCAACGACTGGCAGGGCTTGTTCGAGCCTGACCAGAAGGCTTCCCCTGCCCCGCAGCAGGTCAAGGCCGCGCCCGACTTTCTCCGCATGGCCGAGCAAGCCGCAGCCCAACCCCGTGATCCGAGGAGGATGAACCTGTGACCCCACGCGAATCAGCCGACTCGCTCTCGCTCGTGTTCAAGCTCTGGCCCAAGTGCGCCGAGGATTGGGTGACGGAGCAGCAGCAGGAGTTCCTGCGCCGCACGGCGCACATCCGCATCGACGGCGATCAGGCCCGCGCCGCGATCCTGAACCTGTCGATGAAGTCCAAGTACAAGTCGGTTCGCCCGGCTGAGGTCATGGAGGCTCTGAACAACGCGGTCGCGCGGGAAGCCGAGGCCGCGAAGGACACGGCATCGCACGGACTCAAGCGGACCAAGGCTCTCGCTACGGACGTTCTGCTGCACCGGCTACCCGATCACCTGCGCCACGAGGCTCTGCTTCGGATCGACACGATCCTGCCGCCGAAGGCGACGCGCAACAACCTGGGCTGCAACCTCTCACACGCAGCGATGCGGGCCGAGAACGGTGAGTGGTCGGACGCTCTCGAATGGCCCCTGTTCCGCTTCGAGGTGAAGGAGTGCCCGGCTGTCCGCGCGTGGCTCTCGCAGCAGGAACTTCCCGCCCTGGATATCGCCGCGTTCGCCAACGTGAGCTGCAACCCGTACTGAAAGGAAACCGCCCCATGACCTCCCTCCCCACCGACCGCCCCCTGACCGTTGCCGACATGCTCCGCCTCGCCGACGTTTGTGAACGTGACGGATATGTGAGTAATCTCGGCACCAACATCCGCCGCGCGTTCACTCCCGCCCCCGCCCCTGACGCGGCGTTGCCGGGCGGGTGCGTGTTGGGGATGGGAACCGCTCGCTCTGACGACGAACACGGGTACTTAGTCCACAGCGCGTCAGGCAAGTGGTGGTGGGACATCGAAGGAAAGAAGTGGAAGAAGCTCAAAGCACGCGAGTGGGCTGGTATTTACGCCCGCGCCGAAGCCCTCGCCAACCCGCCGTCCGCACCTCCCCCCGACTACACCCCCGCGCCGTCCAAGCCGGAGAGCGTGGATGCGGAGAGGCCCACGACCGAAACGCTCGATTGGCGAGACGAGATTTACCAGACCGCGCTACGGGTTCTCCAGTCTGCCCCACCCCTCCCTCCCGCCACCCCAGCGAGCAAGCCTGAAAGCCCCGCCCCTTCGCCGGTGGAGGGGGAGCCGGTGTGCCCTTATCCGCGAAATGAGTACGCGCGGTGCGTTGATGTTTGGAAAGAATCCGCCGAAGCTTGGCGCACCCACACCGCCTCCCTCCGCTCCTCCCTCGCTGCGGCACGGACGGAGGTGGAGGCTTACAAGCGGGCCAAGTCGGAGAACGACGAACGCTTCATGATCGAACGCGACGAGGCACGTGCCGAAGCCGCCGCGCTCAAGGTGCGGGTGGAGAGGGCGGAGGCTCTTGTGCGTGCAATGGCACGGTGCCCCTTCGGAGCGGGTTGCCCCACCTGCCAACTTGCGGCGGCATCCCTCTCTTCCCCCACCGGGGAGAAGGGGGCGGGGAAGTGAGCAAGGCGATTCTCAAAGATTGGGCGGTTGTCGTCGCTCCACGCGACGGGTACACCGCGCCCGAACTTCTCTCCATGCGACTGACCGGCACGGTGTTCGGGCATCCCCACAAGAGCAACGGCAAGGTCATCACAACCTCCGCGATTCAGGCCGTGAGGGGCCGCATCGTTCACACCCAAAACACCGTGTATCGACTCGGCCAACCCCACAAGGACTACGTGAAATACCTGCACGCTGGCGGGTTCCTTGCCCCGAAGGGACGCAGGCCAATCACACTCAGGAGCATCAAGTGAGCAAGCAACCCAAGAACCCCACCCCCAAGCCCAAGCGGTGTGCGAACTGCAACCGCAAGTCGGGCATGACCAACCGCAACCGATTCGGTGAGCGAGAAGCCAACTCCATGCTCGGCCCGATCCTCGTGTGCCCGAAGTGCAAGCGGCTCGCGTGCCCCGACTGTCTGCACGAAGGTGAGTGCTGCGAGATGACCTCCCCCAAGCCCAAGCCTGCGAAGAAGGCGGGGAGGGGGAAGGCGTGTGCGCTGACCTTTGCCGACGTTGACCGATCCGCACTTCGCATCGTCAAAGGACTTCCCACGGTTGAAGCGGAGGCGAGAAATGACGTGCGCTCCAGTCCTGCCTACTGGAACGGTGACGACTGGGAATCAATCTCAGGAAGCCATGACGCACGCGAATGGATGGATCAGCAACTTGCTCAGTACGTCAGCAAAGAAATCCTGAAACTCCTGAATCCACCCCTCTAACCCTCACCCGCTGGCCCTCAACGAAAGGAAATCACATGCAGTTCCAGATCAAGTGCCGCTTCTCCGCAAAGTTCCTCTTTGAAGGCGAATACCCGACGCTGAAAATGTGCGTGGAGGCCGCTGTTAATGCCGGTGCGCACCTCGCCGGTGCGAACCTCGCCGATGCGGACCTCGCCGGTGCGTACCTCGCCGGTGCGAACCTCGCCGGTGCGAACCTCGCCGGTGCGTACCTCGCCGGTGCGAACCTCGCCGGTGCGTACCTCGCCGGTGCGAACCTCGCCGGTGCGAACCTCGCCCGTGCGAAGAACATCGAAACCTGCCGCATCGACACCGGAGAAACCGTCAAGGAGTACCGCGAGCAAGTGGTGCCCGCCCTCATTGCCGCTGGCGGAAAGTCGCTCTCGGACCCGGATGTAGCCGCATCGTGGAACTGCCACAAGTGGGATTGAAAGGAACACCATGACCCACCCCAGCCCCGCAGAGAAGCCGAGCGAAATCACACGCTACTCGCCCGCCGAATGGAGCCACAACTGGGACGTTGTGCCGTGCGTGTCAGGCTCCTACGTCCGCTACTCGGACCACGCTGAATCCCTCTCCCGCCTCGCCGGGGAACTGGCGCGGGTGGAGGGGGAGAGGGATGCGGCACGACGCGCACAGATCGTCCGGTTCAAGGTTGAGCCGTGGGAGGACGGCGAGATGGTCATTACCGCCAACGGTGCGCCGATGGGCGGGACCATCTCCCGCTCCGAAGCCAACGCCGCGTGCCGATGGGTCGCGTCCGCGTGGGCAGACCTCATCAAAGCGAACAACACCCCCACCCCACCCGCAAAGGAGCAGCGATGAAGTGGAAACCACGAGTCAAAGAGATGCACGACTTCCACTGGAAGCGCAAGTTTCTCTGGAAGCCGCATTGGTGCAACGACGGATTGAAGCGGTGGCTGGAATGGCGTTGGTGCCTCATGCAGCCGCTCGAATCAGACACCGGCCCGGCAGGATTCCGCATTATGAGTGACCGTGACACCAAGCCGGAGAATCCCGAATATCCAGTTCGTGACTAACCCCATTACGGGAGCATTGATATGAGCAAGAAAACGAAGAAAGTGACGGTGGGGGAGAGGATTGCAATGCAAGCAATCGGCCTCAGCCCCGGTGGGTACACGCGCCACGTTCAGGCGAATCATCGTCGCACACTGGCCCGCAAGATCGACGCGGCTTATCACACCGCCCGCACCCTCACCGACTCGACACACGCACTGGAGAAGCCATGAGCGACCCCCGATCAGACGAACACAAGTACCCCGAAGGCGACATGAACGCAAACCCCACTCGTCCGTTCTACGTCGATACCGACCTCTCCCACTACGTCGTGCGCGAAACCGACACCGGCAAGAGCCTCACCAAGCGTTGCACCTTCGACGAGGCTGACCACGCTTGCAACCTGCTCAACTACGGGTGGCGGGCGTGCCAGAAACAGGCCACCGATGAAATGAGCCGGCAGCAGGAAGTCGAGGCGCGAGAGCGAGCCTTGTTCCTCAAACAGATCGGGGAACTGGAGGCGATGGTCTACCACACGCCGCCCGGACAGATGGAGTACGCGCCCGAGGGATGGACATGGCGACAGGAGGCGATGCGGGCGACAGGAAAAACCGCGCCGCTAGGAGGGTGCGAATGAAGATCAAGATGGCCGAACCCATGTACATCTACCGCGTCATCGCGGACGGGAAAGTCTGCGAACTGCTCAACTACGGGTGGCGGGCGTGTGCGAAGGCGAACCCCATCCGGTTCAGGGCCGAACCGTGGGATTGCGGCGAGTACGTCATCACCGCTGACGGCTCTCCGGTAGGGCGTTCTATCGCCAAGATGCACGCAGAAGCCGCGTGCGAGTGGGTGGCAACGGCATGGGCCGAACTCATCAAAGCGAACGTCAACCATCAACAGAAAGCGGGTGAACCGTGAACGATCCAGCCAACACACTCGGACCTGTCAACATCGAACGCGCCAAGAAAATCTGCGCCTGCGTCCCGTTCATCGACAACGGTGCGGGCGTGATGGAAACGCAGGACTGCATCCGCCATCTGATTGCGGAGGTGGAGTTTCTTCGCAACGTCTGCATAGAGGTTGACGCTCTCAGATATTCCGTGAAAGAACTGGAAGCGATGGTCTACCACACGCCGCCCGGACAGATGGAGTACGCGCCCGAGGGGTGGACGTGGCAGCAACAGTGCAACAGCGAGCGCGGACGCTACGCCGAACTCGAATCAGAGTGCATCGACCAGTCGGGCCGCGTTGCGCACCTACAGCGAGTCGTCAAACTGCTCCGCGAAGAAGTGAACTGTTCCCGCGTCAACCTGATCCGCGAGGAGCACCCCAATGGAGGAACCGTCGCCCCGTTCTACTCACTCAACACTCACGGCACGCAGGCGGACGACTGCAACTACGCCGACGCACGCGCCGCCGTGGACGACGCGAAAGCCCTTACCGACCCGGTGCTTCCATGACCCTCGACCGCGAAATCTGGGAGCACGACCTACGCGGTCCGATCAACCGCAAGATCGAGCAGGCGAAGAAGGCCGGGCGCGGCGTGACCGTCAGCCCGTACTGGCTCACACGCATCCTCGACAGACTCGACAAACACGAACCGCTCAAGCCGTATCAGCACGACCTGAGAATCACCAAGTGAAAGGTAAACCATGACCGAGCAACAAGTCCTCGCGTTGATCGCGGGGGAGATGCGAAGGTTGGGCCTCGAACTCAACCGCGTCAAGCAGGAAAACGAAGGGTGCCAAGGACCGACCATCGGCACCACCGTAATCAAGACCTTTCCCATCCCCGCCGCGCCCCCTCCCGCAGCCGAGAGTGAGGAGGTGGTGGAGAGGGTTGCGGATGCGATTCGATTAGCCGAACTCAAGGGCCGAGACTTCGACGACATCGCCCGTGCCGCGATTGCCGCTGTGAAGGGGGGAGGGGGAGAGTGAGGGAACCGAACGCATACGTGATCGAACTGGTGGATCAAGTGCTAGCGGAGATGGGATATGACTGGAGAATCTTCTACAAACCCTATGGAAAGCGAATGTCACTCGCCACCGATCTCGTCGCCGCACGAGCGCGAGTCTGGTCTGCGTGCCGCTCGCGCACGACGCGACATGGTTGTGTGCCCTCATGGAAAGAGCTGGCCTTCGCCTGCATCGGACGCGACTCCGCCCACGCCACAGTCATCGAAGCCGTGGCGCGGTTACGCCGAGGAACACCTGGAGCGTGCGCTAAAGGAACTGGAACTGAGTGCGGACGTATTCTGGAACGAGGCCCGGTCGCGCAGCACGACGGCGGTTCGGGCGCGGCAACTGGTGTGGGAATGGATGCGGAAAACACCACTCCCGTTCGGAAGTCTGCTCACCCTTGAACAGATCGGTGAAGCCACGGGCGGGTACGACCATACGACGGTGATGTGCGGACTGAAAGCAAAGGAGCGCAGGGATGCGAGCGGAAACACAACTCACAAGCGGAATCTTCGATAACACCCCGCTTGACGCAGAGTTCAAGCACGAGATGGAGTTCATGGAGCGTGGGCAGAAGCGGCTCATGCGGCTGGCAAAGGACGCGGTAGATCACGAACGGGGCGGGAAGTTGCGGCCCGCCGAACGCATCGCGGGCCAGTGGTTCGGCTCGGTTCACGCCGCGATCCTCGCCACGGCGAAGGGGCCGACCCCGCAACACGGCGACTTCGCGCGTGTGGTCGAAGCGGTTGGGTCTAAGCGCATGGCCGCGCTGGGACTCATGGAGATCATGTCCGCGTCGATGAAGTTCGTAGCGATGGCCGCGACCACGCACGTCACGTCACGGCTCGCCCAGGCTCTACAGGCGGAGGCGAACCATCGCACGCTCGCGCAGGTCTACCGCCGTCAGGTGAAGGACATCGACGACGCGGACGTGCGGCGACGGGTCAAGCGGCGGATGCTCAACATCCTCACTGTGCGGGACCGTGGCACGATCAACAAGATCGCTCGCTCGCACGCAGCGGCACACCCTGAGGACCAGTGGTTTGTGATCCGCAAGCGGCTCAAGGCTGCGGCTCGGATGCTGCTGGAGATCATCTTCAAGGCGGCGATGCTCGAAGTGGGGGGCGTGGTCAAGCCCGCGTTCCGGCACGGACTCCAGCACTTCAAGCGTGGCGGCGGGGTGCGTCAGGTCTGGTACATCTACTTCGACAACGACCTGATCCGCAAACTGAGCAACGACATCCACTCTCGGACGGCCCTGCGCCCGGTCTGTCCGCCGATGCTGGTGCCGCCCCTTCCGTGGGCAGACGACAAGGCGGGCGGGTACGCGCTGATCCGCAAGCCGATGGTCGCACGGTCGAACAAGACCGTGAAGAACTGGCACGCGAAGCATGATGTATCGGTGCCGCGCGCCCGGCTGAACCTGCTGTCACAGACGGCGTGGTGCGTGAACGACCGGGTGCTGAACGTCTACGAGCAGATGCGGGTCAAGCACCCGGACCTGTTCGCGGGGCGGTGGGACGAGAAGGAAGCGAACCGTTGGACGTGCAGCGTACCGGCAGTCCCGCCCGACGATGATCCTGTCCGGCCTGAGTTCCCGCTGCGTGAGCGGTTCGCCTGCGACGCAGACGCGAAGAAGTGGTATCGCACGCCGGAGGGTAAGGCGTGGCGGACCACGGATGCGGGCCGGGCCTACCGGCGCGCGATGCGGGTGTGGCGTGACGCTGGCAACGTGTGCGGCTCGATGCGGTACGGGTTCGTTGGTCGGCTGACTGACGTTCGGGACTGCGTGAAGCACGAGCGGATGTGGTTCCCGCACCACTTCGACTTCCGGGGCCGGGCGCAGCCGATGTGTACCTACGTGACCCATCACGGGGACGACTTCATGCGCGGCCTGCTGCTGTTCGCGGACAGCAAGCCGGTCGTGACCGAGAGGGGGCTGGCCGAGTTGTCCCGCCACTGTGCGAATATGTGGGGCGACGGGTGGGACAAGGCGACGCAGACCCAACAGGCGGGGTTCGTAGACCAGTTCCGCGACTTCATGCTGGCGATCGCGGCTGACCCCGTGAACAACCGGGGCTGGTTCGATGCCGACGAGCCGTGGCAGTTCCTCGCCTGTTGCTTCGCGGTGGCTGACCCGTCACTGGCGGCTCGGCTCCCGCGCCAGCGCGACGCGACCTGTAACGGCCTCCAGCACGCGGCGGCTCTGGTCCGCGACCCGACCGGCGCGGTGGCGAGCAACCTGACCTTCACGGGTGTGCGGCAGAGCGCGTACCAGCGGACGGCGGACAACCTCAAGGCGATCCTGGATGCGGACGTGGGCAACCCCGCCGCCGACCGGCTGCTACCCGCCTGCGACGACAAACTCTGCAAAGCCCCGTTCATGACGGACAACTACGGCGTGACGATGATGGGGATGGCGAAGCAAATCTACTCGAACCTGCTCAAGCGCGGCTGGGTTGAGGCGGATGCGTGGCGGGTGCGGAAGTACGCGACCGGGAAGATGGCCGAGGCGATCTATAACGTCTGCCCGGCTGGACGGAAGGCGCGCGACTGGTTCACCGAATGCTGCCGGATCGTGGCGCACGGGGACAAGGAGCATCCGGGCGAGTGCTTCCGCTGGTACATCCCCGGCTGGTTGCCCGCGATCCAGTCGTACCGGACGATCCGATCGGAGCGGGTGGACGTGATCGGCCACCGCTTCCGCGCGGCTGGGTACTCGGACAACTCGCCACCCGACATCGGCGCGCAGGTGCGGGGCGCGGCACCCAACATCATCCACTGGATCGACGGCCAGCACGTCCTCATGGTGGCCGAGCGGTGCGCGCAGGAGAACGTGATCCTCGCCACCGTGTTCGATTCGTACTGGACCCATTGTGAAACGGGCGACGACCTGCTCTGGATCATCCTCGACACGTTCGTGGAGCTGCACACGCAGCCGATCCTGGAGCAACTGCACGCCTTCTGGACCGCCGAGTACCCGTGGGCGACGTTCCCGCCCCCGCCCGACCGTGGCGTGTTCGACATCAAGCACGTCTACAAGGCGGTCGATGCGTTCCGGTGAACGCCATCGGGCGAAGTTTCAGTAGTTTTTGAAAGTACAGAAACGAATGGAATCTAGCCCCATAACCATGAGAGTCCACGTTGCGCTGGCACGGGCGAACCTCAGCAAAACCCACCACCTTACCACTATTAGAGGGTTATGGCTATTGCTCGCCTGTGCCCGCCAGCGTTCGACGTGGTGGCACGTTCATATCGAGTGTGGGGGTAAAGCCCTGATACTCAGTCCGAACGGGTCATTTGTGGTGGAAGTGTCGGTTGTGGACCGGATCGGTGCCGTGACCGAGCGGATCGAGGTGCCAGCCGACCCCGTGGACGTGCTGAACTGCATGGCCGGGGCGATCACATGGGTCCGCGTGGGCTGGTGGCAGATGTTCCTGTGCTGGCTCACGCGCGGACGGGCCGGTGCCGACTGCGTGAGCGTCACGCGCCACATCCTCCAGATCGCGGGCGTGCCCGTGCCGAACAAGGTGAGAAGGGTCAAGGAGTTGCGGGAATGGCTGAGCGTTCATACTTCGAGAAACTGCGAGAGACTGTCGTAACGACTGACGGGCTGGACCAGGTTCCTACCGAGGACTTGGAACTGACCCTCTCCGTGCTGCTCAAGTGGTTCCCCAAGCCCGACTACCTGCCAAGCGTCGTTATGGACGCGGAACACAAGACGGTCATGGACGGCGCGTACTGGCGGTTCGAGGCGTGCAAGCAACTGGCTGGCCTCGTCGCAGACCGCAAGGCACCGAAGGACAAGACCAAAAAGACTGAATGAGCGACAAAACGGGTCCGATCGAGCAGATGCACAACGCCGACATGGGCGTGCGCCAGGCATCGCTGAACCGGATGCGCAAGATCGCCACGCTGGTAGACCCCGGCCTGTTGCCCGACAAGGACTCGTCCTCGACCGACGAGCAACTGCCACAACTCCGCCAGCACGTCGGCGCGTACGGCCTCCAGTCGTTCCGCGGCAAGATTCTCGATGTTCTGTACCCGCTCTCAGAGCAGGCCCTTCGCTCGACGCTGGACGAGGACGCGAAGTATTCGGGTGCGAGCGAGGATGACCAGTCCGCAGCACAAGCCCTGCTCGACCGCAACGACCGCATCCTGCTCGACCGCATGATGTCGTCGGCTGCGAAGTCGGACCAGAACCGAACGGGCATCGCCGGTTTCCGGGCCAGCAAGTCCAACGCGATCGACTACTCGGTGGGGCTTGGTGAATGCCTCCAGTTCCTCGACCGCCAGTTCCAGAACCACGTATTTCGCCCCGACTTCTACACCTGCTCGCGCGACGGGCTGGGCAACATCGCGTACCTGACCGTACAGCGGTGCTACGACGCGCTCACGCTCGACGACGAGGTTCTGGTCAAGGCTCAACTCCCGATGGAGATGCTGGACCGCAACAAGCCGTCCAGCGCGCGCGAGGTCAAGATGACCACGCTCTACCGCTGGGAGAAGGACACGAAGGTGTGGGTTGCCGAGGACGAGATTCGCGGCAAGACCGTACACACCGAGCAGCACAAGGCACCGCGCTACTACATCACCCCTTGGCGGCTGCGCCCGACCGAGCAGGTTGGCCGTGGCATCTTCGAGTCGATCTACGCCCTGCTGTCCCAACTCGACACGTTCAACGTGGCTCTGGCCGACAACGTGGCCGTGGACTCTGACGTGAAGATCGGCATTGACGCGGCCAGTTCGCTCCGCCCGCGCGACATCGCCGGGTCAGGCACGATCTTCGAGGGCGCGCGCGTACTCCCGAACGGTTCGATCGGTGACATCGGCGTGGTCAACATCGACAAGAGCCGCACGATCAACGAGTTGCGGCAGGAGATTCGGCTTCGCACACAAGACCTCTACAAGATGCTGCTGATCGAGCAGGACTTGTACCCGCAGCAGGACCGCGTGACGCGCGAGCAAATCCTGCGCATGGCCGCACAGATCGAGAGCATGAGCGGCGGCACGTTCTCGGCCTACTCCGAATACGAGTTGGTCCAGACCTTCGCCGCAGCGTTCGACATTGCCGAGACTGACGGGCTGTTCAAGAAGGCACCGAAGGGGTCGGTTGTCGAGAAGTTGATCGACGGCTACCAGAACGTCCGCATCACTACCGGCGCGGCTGCGATCGTTCAGGGCCGCAAACTCGGTCGCATCATCGAGGGCGTCCAGGCTCTCACGATCCAGCTCCCGCCCGGCATCAGTCAGCGGCGGTACAACGCACACGTCGTCTCGCTCGCGGGTATGCCCAGCGACCTCATGCTCACGCCTGAGGAGGAGCAGGCAGCGAAGCAGCAGGCGATAGCCGACGCGACGCAGGCGTTGGCCGCACAGACGGGTGTTGAGACGGCGGGTGCCGTGATCCAGCAGCAGTTGGGGGGATAAGGAGTCAGTGATTCAATGGCAGAGACAGCAACTACTACGACCGATCCGGCAACCGCAACGACCACAACCGCAGCAGCCGCCGCCCCGCCAGCCGCAGCGACCGCCACGGCGACACCGACCGTTCAGTTCGCGGGCAAGTACGCGACCGAGGCCGAGTTCGCTACGGCCCTGACGGGCATCGCCAGCAAGCGCGGGCTGGAGATGCCAGCCGTGCCTGAGGGCAAGAAGCTGATCGGTGACGTGTTCAGCAAGGACGCGGCGGAGCATCTGTACAAGCAACTCGCGGGCAAGCCCCTGACGGCCACTACCGATCCGGCACCCGTCGCGCCAACGCCCCTTGACGACGCGGGCGTGAAGGCGGAGATGGCGAAGGCTGGCGTGGACCTGACCGCGATCGTGGCCCAGGCCATTGCCGGGACCGCTCCGAACAAGGAAACGCTGGCGAAGATCGGACAGGCCGCGCTCAAAGCGAACCCTGAGCTGGTCGGCCAGTTCGTGATCGACCACAACAAACTCGGCGTGGCGGACTACCAGCGTCGCGTCACTGACGCGCAGACGGCGGCCCGCACGATGGTCGGAACCGACAAGGCCGACAAGGTGCTGGAGTGGGCGAAGAACAACCTGGGTGACAAGCAGGCCGAGTTCGACGAGAAGTGGAAGAACCCTGCGACGGCTACGAACGCGCTGCTGGAACTGTCCGGCCTGTACGCGGTCAAGGTTCCCTCGACGGGACCGGCTGACTCCGGTGCAGGACGGCCCGTGGGCGGGCCAAGCCCGTTCCAGACGACGGCTGAGTGGAAGGTTGCCATGCGCGAGTCGGAGGCGAAGTACGGCAACGCGATGGATGACCCGAACTACGCCGCGCGTGCCGTGGCGACGATGAAGAAAGACCCCTCGATTATGAGGACTTAAGGAGCAGCAATGAGCGAAACACAGACCAAAGAACGCTTCCAGATCGTGAACGAAGCCCTGCGCGAAAACCGGCTGGCGATCCTCTGCGGCATCAACGGCCCCGGCGTGTTCCGCGCCGTGTGCGTCCGTGGTGAGCCGAACGCGCCAGCGGCGGGTCCGTACCTTGTCGATGGCAAGTCGATCACCGCCGAGGCACCCACGCAGGAGTCCGCCGTGACCGCCTGCGAGGACTTGGTGATGGCGCACCTGTCCGTGGTCACGGCACCCCTCAGCGGCGACGACGAGTTACGTGCCGAGATGGCCGCGATGAAGGCCGAACTTGCCGCCATGAGGGCCGCAACAGCACCCGCCCCGGCTGCGCCCACCAAGCCCCCCAAGCCGGGCAAACCCGAACCCGCCTCACTCTGATCTCCTTTCTCCGGTCCCCGTGTGCGCCAACGCGCACCGGGGGCTTTCGCGTCCGTGGCCGTCTACGCGCCTCCCCGTGAGCCGCGCCGGTCGCGTCCGCTCCTCTTGCCGATGGGCCTTGATCCCGCACCGACACCCCGCTCACGCGGGCCGGTTGCGGCGTTGACAGACACCCCGTTGTCAGTGGCGACTTCTTTACCACTCGCATTCACACACGGAGTACACACCAATGGGTGTAGTCAACACAACCACGACCATCAGCGGTGATGATCGCGCTCTACTTGAGGCGCGGATCGCTACCGAGCAGCAGCAAATCTTCAACTCCAAGGCGGTCCTGTCCAGCCTTGGCATGAACATCGTCAAGCCCCTCGCGGGCAACGAGAAGTCACAGACGTGGCACTGGGAGGGCTTCGGCACCGGCTCGATGCTTCCCAAGGCCAAGGGCACCGCCCGCACACGCAGCACGACCGCGAAGGGTTCCAAGACCATCGCGTTCGACGGCGTGGAGTACTACACCGAGGGATACGACTGGTTCGACTCCAGCCACTTCCCGACGTGGGGCGTTCTCCAGAACAGCGTCCGTCGCGGCACGCAGAAGTACCTCGACAAGTTGGAAACCCGCCTGACCATCCTGCTCGCTGCGGCGGCGCAGGGCGCGTCTGAGTCGGGCACGCACAGCGGCGGCGTGTACAAGCAGATCACTGGCGGTACGACCGTCGCTGCTCGCTACCCGGCCTCCAACACCGGCGCGGAGCAGTTCGACACCGACGTGGCCGAGGTCGATGCCGCGTTCATGGCGCGTCAGGAAGTCCTGGGCCAGAACAAGGTGATGATTACCACGCCGTACATCGCGCGTCAGGTCATCACCAAGTCCGACAAGTTCATGTCGCGTGACTACAACACGAACGCCGTGTACCCCAACGGCACCTTCATCGGCAACTACGGCAACTACCCGGTCATGGTCAGCCGCTACCTGACGGCGATCCAGAACGTCAACAACAACACCGACAACGTGAGCAAGTACCAGCTCGACTGCACCTACGCCAGCGGCACTAAGTTGGGCGCACCTGCCGCGCTGTTCGCGTACTACGACGCGAACTACTCACCGATCGGCACCACCCGTTCCTACGCCCCGACCACTCAGGTCTGGTACGAGACGGACGAGGACGAGAACGTGGCTGGCATCAAGTCGCTTGAGGGTCACGACACCCTCCACGTCTGGAACGCTGGCGGCATCTTCATCCACACCTGATCCATCCACCTGACCTCACAAGGAACCAGATTCAATGTCATACATCACACAAGAGTTCAGCCCCGCGCTGAAGATCACCGACGTGGGTACGTCCCGCGTCATCGACGCTTCAACCTCGACTTCGACGATCGACAAGACGAAGTACGAGTACCTTGAGATCAAGACGAACAAGGCCGCTCTGGGCACCAACATCCGTGAGCTGGAGCTGATCTGCTCCAGCGGCTACGCCACCGACACGATGGTGTGGCCGAAGATCACGGGCAAGGGCAACGTCGGCATGTTCATCCCCTCCGGCGCGGCTGCTCCCACTTGGGCGGCGTACATGGAGGGGTCGCTGTACTTCGACACCGCCACGCACAAGCTCATGGTCGCCACCAACGCGGCCTGGGTCGTCGCTGGCACGCAGTCCTAAACAAACACGGGACAACGGCTCTCAACTCAATCCCGTTCGTCCCTGCCCCACCGCGCTCGAAAGCGTGCGGTGCGGGTTTTCACACACAGGAGTCTCGCATGTCCAAACTCAACGGTTTCGTAGACGACGCGAAGGCCAAGTGGTCCGTGGCGGGCACGGTCAAGCGTCGCTGGTTCGTGTTCGCGCTCGGCTGCGTGGTCGGCTTCCTCGTGAGGTCGTTCCTGTGAGGATTATCCTCGCGTGCCTGTGCCTCGCTCTAGCGGGGTGCGGATCGTCCGTGCAGGCGATCAGCGACGGCGCGCAGGCGGTCCAGGCCGAGGCGACCGAGATCCGCAAGTCGTCCACCTCGCTCATGGAGGCGGCGGCGGCGGCTCACAGCAACTTCCAGGACATCCACATCGCGCTCACGGGCAAGACCGCTCCCGACCTCGCCGTGCTTGACCGCAAGGCTGTCGAGGGCATGGCCCTTGTGGAGCGGATCACGCTTCTCAGCAAGGGCATCGACACGTCGGCGGCGAAGGTACACGAGGGCGCGAAGGCGGTACTCGACAACGTGCCAGGCGTGGTTGACGTGGTTCCGTGGTGGGCGAGCCTGCTCAAGACCTACGGCACCCTGGCCGTGATCGTCTTGATCGTCGCTGGCGGGTTCTATCTCGGCGTGTGGCCGATCGTGGCCCGGTTCATCGCCGTCACGTTCGGGTGGGTGAAGGTGCTGCCCAAGCCGGTTGTGGCGAGCGCGCAGATGGACAACGAGGCTCTGTCTCTGCCCACCGCCGATCCGATCCAGCGTGAGGCCGTGGCCGTTCGCCGGTCCACCGATCCCAACTACGACGCGGCATTCAAGGCTCTCAAGAAGAAGGGGGACGCGAAGTGATGACGCTCGCTGAAACGGACCTTACCGCCGTCGCGTGGGTGCTTGGCATTCTCGGCACCATCATCGGCGGCGCGGTGGTATCGCTGCTTGCCGACGTTGTTCGGAAGTTCGACGCGCTGACGACCGCCGTGAACGCGAACACGCAGGCCATCGAGATCATCAAGGTCGAGTTCAAGCGCGTGGACGGGCACGAGGAGCAGATCAAGGCGATCAAGCCCCGGCTCGACGAGGTGTACTGGTGGGGCAAGCAGAAGGGGATGCGGACGCAAGGGGCGGAGGCATCGTGACCATCTACGACTGCACCCAGTTCGTCGGCAAGCCGGGTCACAACGGACTCTCCGGGTCCGGGTGCATCCCCGGCGCGGTCAAGTTGGAGATCAACAAGCCGCACGACAACTACGCACACAGCGGCGCGGGCGACACGCTGATTCACGTAGAGCCGGGCAAGGACGCGAACTTCGTCACCAAGCCCGACCTCAAGGCCGCGAAGATCACGATTGACCTGCTCGCCCACAAGGCGATGCTGGAGAACCCACGCTGCACCCGCTGGTGGTATTGCCCGCCGTGCCTCCGCGCCGAGTGGTTGGCCGCATCCAAGGGCGACAAGAAGGCTCAGGCCGCGATCAAGGCGTGGCGGAACGGCATCTACTCGCTGGCGGACTACGGCATCCCCGGCCCGCGCGTACACGGGGTCTGTGTTGACCTCTACGACTTCGAGAGCATCCGGTCGGTCTGGAAGGCCCGCGTTGCCGAGAACATCAAGCCGTGGCTCGACATGAAGCGGGCTGTGCTTCCCATCCTGTACCTTCGCTGGAAGGACACCGGGAGGCTCTACACCGAGCCTGAGGCGCGCGAGCGGATCGAGTTCGCGGCCTCGCTGTGCGGCGGCAACTGCGCCATCTTCGACGGGATCGACATTCAAGACCGAACCGAGAACTACGCCGACTGGCCGCTTCGCGCGGTGGTCGAATCAATCGCAAGGGGCGAGTAAATGGCTATCACCAAGCCGTCTGATATTGCCGGAAACGTACTGGACCTGTGCCCACAGGGTAACTTCCTGACCGCGTTCGGCGGCGGCGCGTTCACCAGTGCCGACACTTCGGTTGAGGCCACGACCGATGGGGCACTCGTTCAGTACGCGCCGGACCTCAGTGGCACGGGCAATCACGCGAGCCAAGGAACATCAGCCCGCCGTCCGCCTATTCGGATCACGCCTGCGGCATCGTCGGCGCACCTTCGCATCCAGACTCCCGTCGATGAGTCAGCCCCGTCAGCGACCACCACGCAGTACCTAGCGGGCGCGTCGTTCTCGTCACTGAACCGACGCGCGGTGAGCATCTACGTCGTCTGCGACAACATCAACACGCGGGCGTACCCGCTCAGAACGTGGTTCGCACAGGGCACAAGTTACCTCGGCGCGATGTTCGGCACGGAGGCTGACGGGTCATCGACGACGCGGCTCTCGTTCTACGGCGGCGGCACGGGCAAGATTTGCACAAGCCTCTCCCCGCATTGCTCGAAAGAGATCTACCACGTTCGCTCGTCCACCACCTCGGTCCTGATGGGGATGGGTGACGACATCGAGACGCTCTCGGCGTTCGCGGGCGACACCGCCGACACCGGAGCATTCCGCATCGGAACGTGGAACCCGCCCGCTGCTGACGGCGGCACGGGCAGCGATTCCAACGCCCGCCGTGCGTATGGCGGGATGTTCCGCGTGCTGGTGTTTAACTCGGCCCTGAGCGATGCAAACCACGCCCTTGTGATGGAGTACCTGCGCTCGGTCCACAACGTGCCTGTCTATGACAAACTGGTGGCGATGGTCGGTCATTCGATCTGGTGTGGAGCGGACACCACCGACAACCGCGTGTTCTGGTATCAGATGCTCCGCGAGTTGGAGGCTCATGGTGCGTGTGTTCGGCTCAACGCTCAGCCCTCCCGAACGCTGGCCGGAATGCTCACCGCCGCGACAGCACTCACGGGCGGCAGCGCGACACTTGCGCCGTACGTCAACGCTCGCGCGTTCAAGAAGAAGATCGCGGTTCTGGCTGGCGGCACGAACGACTTTGCCCCCATCGGCGCGTCAACCGGCGCGCAGGCCGTCACGTCTTGGCAGGCTCTCAAGGCCGGCGTGGAGGGCATGGGCTTTCAGACGATCTCGACCACGGACATCGACCGAGGCGCAGGCGCGACGTGGCAGACCCACGCGGCGACGTTCGCAACCGCCCTGCGGGAACAAGTGCCATCTGATCGGCTGGCCGACCTTGCCGCAGACATCCGCATCGGTTCGGCTGGTACAAACGCGAACACGCGGTTCATTACGGCGGGCGCGATCCATCCGAACTCAGCCGGTCACGGTATCTACAGCGAGATCATCGGCGCGAAGCTGCTGCCGCTGCTGGGGTCTTCTGGTTCCGGCCGCGTCGGTCGGTCGGGGCGGTAAACACACAAACAAGGACTCAACACATGGTCAGCATTCCCGTCAGTACGGTGGGCAGGGTCATCCCTGCGCAGGGTCTTTCCCACGGCGAGTTCACCGCCAGCAACGCGGCTCTGCCTGTTGCGGGAGTGGGCGTAGCGTCCGACAGGATCACGGCGCAAGCGTCCAGCACGGCGAGCGGCGTGTTCATGTTCGACATGCACGAGGGGATGGGGCTTGAGCTTCACTTTGCGTCACGCGAAGCCAGCGGCGCAAGCGAAACCAGCACGGCCCGCATCTTCCGCGAGATCGCCCTGTGCGACGGCATCAACGACAACCCGCGCCAGTGGACATACAGGCACCTGTGCGACGTTAATCTCGTCGCCTCCACCAACCAGGACGGCAAAGAGGACGGTGCCGTTGACGAGGAGTTTGCGTGGTGCATCCCCACTGTCGGCAACGACGCGGGCCTGACACCCGTTGGCACCCGCACCATGCAGGGCTTGACCACCGGAGCGGCGGGGTCGGTCATCGTTGACCCGGTGTGTGCGAGCCGCATCATGGTCGTCCTCAAGATCGGCACCTGCGCGGGCGTGACGGTCGTTGCCTCCAAGTGGACGGGCCTGTAAATGACAGAACTCCAGCGCGTCAATCTCGTTCTGGCCGCACTAGGCGACCCGCCCATCACGTCGGGCATCCTCGCGGCCCTGAGCGACCCCGACGCGGTTGAGATTCAGGCACGGCTCACGGCCAAGTCTGAGTATTGCCAGCGGGCCTACCCGTGGGCGATCCATCAAGCGACGGACCTGCTCACGGTTGCGGCTGGAACGCTGCGGTGGCAGCCCGGCGACGAGATCGAGCAGGCTACCTCGCTGGCTACCGGCGTGGTGCTGATGATCGACGCTGGGACGACGGCATGGATTCGCAAGAACGACGACAGCCCGGCAGACTTTGACAGTTCGCACACGATCACGGGCCAGGGCGAGATTGCTTGGACCCGCACGGTGTCGGGTCGTACAGCCCTGCCCATCGACAAGCCGTGGTCGCTCGACTACCTGACCAGCCTGATGCAAGAGTACATCACGCGCGATACGTGCGTGGAGTGGTGCCGCTACAAGAAGCGCGGTCAGGTTGACGACCAGATGCTCTCGCAACAGGCGATGCGGGCACGGATAGACGCGCTGCGGGAGAACCAGCAGATCGACCAAGCGTGCTTCATCGGCCTGTCCGACATCTTCGAGGTGCGCCGACGCTTGCGCGGTGCCGAGTACATGGGCACGGAGGACATTGACGTAGATGGCAACTGAGGCAGCGACTCTCCGCATCGCGCTCTGCGCAGGCGGGGTGAGCAAGCAGTCGCCCGAAAGCCGGTCGCGTTCGCAGGTGGAAGCAGCCGACAACATCGACATCTCGCTCACGCACGGGTCCAGCCGTCGCAACGGGTCGCGTCACCTCGCGGTCCTTACGGGCGTGGACACGGCGTACGACCACTGGCTGACTCGGTGCCAGCTCGCTGACGGCAGCGACGTTCTGGTGAACACAGACAGCAACGGCGGCGTGCGCGTGTACGACACGGCGACCTACACGGCAAAGTCGGTTGTGGACATCACATCGCCCACGATCGGCTACTTCTCGTCCTCGACCTACCTGAGCGTCAACGCTCCGTCTCGCCACCCGATCGCGGTGGTTGGCAACGACATCGTTCTGTCCAACCCGTCTGTTGAGATGGCCGCGACCCGTTCGCCTTCAGTCACGACGACGGGGCAGCGTGACGACTACGACGCGCTGGAGCCGTTCACTGGCACGGCGGGTCGGGTCTACCGCGCCAAGACTGCGGGTGCCGCTCGCGGTGCGGGCCTGTACCGCTACATCCCCGGCATCGGCACGTTCGCCACCGCACAGTTCACGACCTACAACGCCAGCGACGATCCGGACGGGAACCCGGTTGAGTTGTTTGTGTCTGCGGCGCAGAACCCGCGCGGCTTCCGGCTGTTCTACAGCAAGTTCGTGGTGGACGCGACCCCGACATACTCGACGACGACCGTTGCGGGCACGACCGTGGGTGTCCTGAGCGGCTTCCCCTCCGGCATCTCGGCGTACACGTTCACGCCGGGGGATCAAGTCTACATCGGTGACGGCGGCGGCGGTGCGACTGACGGGGCGTACACGATCCTGTCTGTCAGCGGCACGACTGTAACGCTCTCGACGACTATCCCCGGCGCGGGCGCAACCGAGAACGTGCGCGGCATCGGTCGGCTGGTGGAGATCATCGAGAACTTCTCGTCCGACCCCGTGGACTCGATGGACGCGGCGGCTGTTCGGTACACGAAGGCTCTACGCGACGCGGGCCTGACCAACGCCTGCTGCCATTGGGACTGGACCGACCATGCGACGTTTCAGGGTAAGTTCACGATCACCGCTGGCGACGGCGGGCCGGTGTCGGGCTTCTCCAATGCGAGTTACACCACGTTCGCGCCGACCGTTGCGGGCGTATACGACGACAGCGCGGTTGGTGCCAGCAAAGCCTTCAACGCTCCGACCATAACGGCGGGAACGGGCGCGTACGAATCGTTCACGACTTCGCCCCGCGACCGCTGGGTTCCGGTCCCGATCCCCGACCAGTCCGATGCAATCCTCGACCCCAAGCGGATGCCCGTCCGGTTGCGGAAGGTTGACACGACCGGGTACGACGAGACGACGCTGGACCTTGGCGCGTGGCACTACTTCCGGCTTGGCGACTCGACCGAGAACGCGACGGCGAAGGACTCGGCTGGACACTCGCTGGGCGCGTACGTCAACTCCCCGACGCGGGGGGACGTGCTTTCCCGGCTCATCACCGGCGACACGAATACCGGTGTGATCCTGACTGCGGCCTCTAGCCAGTACGTGAGCGCGACGACGTGGTGGGCGATCGGCAACCGCGAGCGGATGACGCTTGAACTGGTGCTGCGGACGACCTCGACGGCGGCGCAATGCCTGTTCCACATGCAGCAGTCGTCGGGTATCTACGTCACCTTGAACGAAGGCTCGACCAACAACGTCCGCGTCTACGTGGGCGGGGGCCAGTACGACGCATCGGTCCCTCTGCTGAACGACGGAACGACCAAGCACCTTGTCGTGACCATGACCGCCTCGTCTGTTGGCATCTTCGTGAACGGCGCAGGCTCGATCGTGACGGCGACCACCCCGGCCACGTCCAACCCAGGCATCGGCGCAGAGGAGGGCGGGTACACCATCAACATTGGTCGTCGCATCGACGGTACTCAGTACTGTGACGCGACGATCGACGAGGTGGCCCTGTATCCGTTCGTGTTCACGTCGGCTCTGGCGGCGTACCGCTACGCGCAGGTGGGCGGGACCAACGCGGACCTGTGGGTGATCGACGAGGTGCCGTGGGTGGCCCGACTCAGCGGCGACTCCGTGACCAACCCGGTCCCCAACCTTGTCGAGAACGCTTCGCCCGCCCTGTCTCTGGCCTCGTGGCAGAGCCGGTTCTGCATCGGCGGCGAGCAGTTCACCCTGATGAGCGGGATCAACGACCCCTACCGCTTCTTCGTGGCCGATGCCGAGACGATCGCGGACTCGGACCCGATCGAGCGGCCCTGCGGATCAACCAAGACCGCCCGGATCGTGAACCTCGCTCCCTACCGCAAGGTCATGGTGGCGTTCACGGATCAGGGCGAGCAGTACGAGATCGGGTTCACTGGCGACGCGCTGACCCCAGCCGGATCGTCTGTGGACCTGTCCACGACCTACGACACCCTGGACGCGCCCCCGATCGTGATGGGCGACCGGCTGTACTTCGCGGCCCGCGACGGGTCCGGTGTGCAGATTGTCGAATATGTCATTGATGACTTGTCGGTTGCGGGCGCGGGCAAGTTGATCGGCCAGCACGTCGAGGGGTATCTGACGGCTTCTGACGCGATCCTGTCCGGGTTCGCCAACAGCGGCATCCTGCACGTTCTTGGGCGGAACTCAGCGACCCGGTGGCGGTACTACGCGGCCTACGGGCCGGACGGTGAATCTCGCGCCCTGGCGTGGAGCAAGGCTGATGCGTCCGCCGACGAGGTGCTTGCGGCCTGTCAGGTGGACGGCGACCTGTACTCGATCGTCCGGCGTGGCTCAGATTACGCTCTGGAGGCCGTGGGCTGCACCTACGAGCCTGCGGGCGCGTGGACCTACCAGCCCCGCATGGACGGTCGCGTGGCCGCTACGGGCGTGTATTCGGCCCCTACGACGACGTGGGCGGTCCCCGCTGGCGTGACGGCTGCTGGCATCACCCACGCGGTCAAGAGCGACGGCACGACCGTGGCTGTGACGGTGGCTGGCAGCAACGTGACGGCGACTGGCAACTACGCCGGGTCGTACGTCCTTGGCCGCGCGTACACCCACACCCTGACCCTTTCTCGCCCATTTCTACGAGATGGCAACGATGCCCCCTACACGGGCATCGACCTTCGCTGGCGGCACCTCAAGGTTCGGCTGCGTGACACGATGTACGCGGCTGTGTCGTGGGTGCTTGGACCCCGCGCGGCGGTGGTCAAGTCAAAGACGGCCACCACGCCGTCGTCCAGCACGTTCGAGGCTTGGATCGCGGGCGACGCTGACCGCACCACCGTGTCGTTCACGGCGGCGGACCCGCGCCCATTCTCGCTCGGTGCGGTCGAGATCGAGTTTGATGCCATACCGGAGAGGCAGTAACACATGGGTATTGATCCTGTCACCATCGGCGCGATCGTCGCTGCGGCTTCGGCCACGGCGGGAGGCGTGGCGGCGGCGCAGCAATACAGCCAGCAGAAGGACGCACGCCAGTCTGCGTCGGATGCGGCCAAGGAGCAGGCCCGCCAACTCCGTTCCGCAGCGGCCCAAGAGCGCAACGACCGGATCAGGCGGCTCCAGATCGCGCAGGGTCGGACCCTCGCGCTCACCGCCGCGTCCGGTGGCGTAGCGGGCACGGGCGAACTGCTGCTGGGCCAACTGGTCCGCGACGCACAGGCTGACCTCGCTACGTCCTCGGCCAACAACCAGAACCGCATCGGCGCGAATGGCGCACAACTGGACGCGAACCTCGCCAGCATCGGGCGGACCAACCTGGGCCTGTCCGCCGCCAGCACCGCGCTGGGTGCGGGTCAGACCTACCTCGGAACGTATCAGGCCGCGACACAGATCAACTCCGCCCTGTCCACCCCGCCGCCACCCCCGCAAGGGATGGCCGCTTCCTTGGGCCTTCGGTCAGGGGATATCACACGATGAGCCAGTTCCCCACCCAGCCCACTCCACCCAATCGCTCGCGGCGCAGC